GCGATGGCAGCGAGTGATGACGACGACGACAACAACTTTGTATGAAAACCACCACCACCCCACAAAGCCCAAACACCGAGAAGGCTGTGCTAGGCACACTCATGGCCGAGCCGAAGCTCGCCGATGAAGTTGCCGGACTGCACGGCGATCTTTTTTACACTCCGGCGCATCGCGCGATTTTCGATGCGATCAACGAGATCCGCGCAGACGGCGGTGTGCCCAACATCGTTGCCGTCACGCAGAGGCTCGACGCGCAGAAGAAGCTGACCTTTGTCGGCGGCGCCGGAGCTATCACCGAGTTTCTTATGCAAGCGTGCGGAGGTTTGTCCGCGCTCGAATACCATGCGCAAACTTTGCGCGATCTGCATGGCCGTCGCTCGATTATCTCCGCGGCCGTCGCCATGCAGGCAGCGGCTAACGACATGGCCGCGAACGCCGACGAGGTGCTGCAGTCCGCCGGAGAGAGCGTCTTGTCGCTCAGTCTCGGCGCTCCGACCGACTCGATGCGCAGCGCGGCCGACATCGTGCCGTCGCTCCTCGAAGAGCTGGAGGCTCTAATGGACAACAAGCAGACGCTCGGCCTGCGCACCGGCTTCGCTGATCTGGATCAGGTGACCGGCGGTCTCCGCGGCGGCACGTTGAGCATCATCGCTGGACGACCGGCCATGGGTAAGAGCGCGCTGATGATGAACATCGCGGACAACCTGATGCGCCGCAAGGTTCCGGTGCTCTACTTCTCGCTGGAGATGCCAGCCAACGAGTTAGCCGCTCGCGTAGTGTTGTCCCGCGCCAACACCAACACCGAGCTGGTCCGCAATGGATTCGTCGATCAGGCCGGAAAGCGCCGCATTGGTTCCGTTGCCTTGGATTTTTCTGGCGAGCCGCTGTACATAGATGACCGCTGTGGCATGTCTTTGTTGGACATCCGCGGACGTGCAAGGTTGGCCGTTCGCAGGTGGGGCGTGAAGATTATCTTTGTTGATTATTTGCAGCTCGTCTCGCACTCGAATGCGAAGTCGCGCGAGAACGAGGTCGGCTTTGTTTCGCGCGGACTAAAAGCGATGGCGATGGAACTTGGCATTCCAGTGGTCGCCGCCGCGCAGTTAAACAGGCAAGCGGAGAACCGGCCCGACAACCGGCCGAAGCTCTCCGACCTGCGCGAGAGCGGCAGCATAGAACAGGATGCCGATTTGGTCGCTCTCGTTCACCGGCCATCCTACTACGCAGTGCAAGACGAGGAACCGGAGCCGCAAGACGCGGAACTAATCATCGCCAAGCACAGGGCCGGACGAACCGGCACGCTCAATATGACATGGCGTCCCAGCCTGACGCGATTTGATGCGAAGGCTCCGGTCAGCAACATCGTCTCCGCGCCGCGCCTGACCGACGAGGGCAACAGCGTCTACGCGCCGGATAAACAGCTATGGGAGGCCATCAACGAGTGATTAATTCCCGACAGAAGGGCGCCTCGTTCGAGCGCGAGGTCGCCAAGGCTCTGACCGCCGAAGGTTTTCCGGCACGGCGGGGCGCACAGGTCTCGCAGGGATCTTGGGGGATCTCCGCACCAGACGTGATTGTGCCCTGCTTGCCGGACTGGCACTTCGAGTGCAAACGCCACGGCCGCGCGCGCTTCGACCTCGATGCGGCTATCGCTCAAGCCTACCGCGACGCCGAGCGCAAAAACTGTGCCGTGATCCATCGCAAGGATCACTGCCGCATGCTGGTCACTCTCACATTCGAGGACTTCTGCGAACTCATGCGCCACAGCGATTTTCCCATCCAACCAAAAACACCAAACCCAAATACACAAAGTGAATAAAACCATAACCACACCCGCGGGCGTCGCTCGCTATCCCAGACTCAACTCGCCGGACACCAAGTTCAGCGAGGAAGGCCAATACAAAGTAGACCTCGAAATGTCCGCCGAAGACGCGGAGCCGTTTCTTAAACAGATCGAGGCCATGTTTTCCGAGTTCGTCGCCGACAAAAAACGCGAGCTGAAAAAGGACACTCTCAAGATCCACGCAGCGCCATGGTCCGAGAACGACGGACTGGTACAGCTCAAGCTGAAGGTCAAGGCGACCGGCAAGAGCAAGGACGGCGAGACGTACACGCGCCAACCGAAGCTGTTTGATGCTTCCGGTCAGATCACCAACGAAAACATCGGCGGCGGCAGCAAGCTCAAGGTCGCTGTGGTGCCATACTTCTGGTACACCGCGTCGCTCGGCGCCGGAATCACGCTGCAGCCGAAAGCCGTCCAGATTTTGGATCTGGTCACTTGGAGCAGCGGCGGCACCGCTGAGGCTTACGGCTTCGAGGTGACTGAGGCGCCCCGCGCATCGGTCAAAACCGGAACCAACGGCGAAGAAGTCGAGTGGTAGTCATGGCAACCACTGCACGCAAGAGGGGGGCGGCAAAACGCCGCTCCCCTTCGGCCAAGGCCGCGGAGCCTGCGCCGGAGCGCTTCGCTGCAGACGGACGCAAACTCGTACGTTTGGAGAAGCTGAAAGCGCACCAGAAATATATCCTCAAAGACGGCACGCAAGTGGTCGGCGCCTCGACCATCTCCAAAATCGGCGACGACCAGAGCAACTTGATCCACTGGGCATGGGGTCTTGGAAACAAGAACCAAGACTACCGCAAGGTGCGCGACCGCGCGGCCGACATCGGGACAATCACGCACTTCTTAATCGAGTGCTTCTTCCACGGCTGGGCGGCTGACCTCTCCGAGTTCGCACCAGCCGACGTCGAGAAGGCGGGCGTCGCGTTCAATAACTTCCTGTCGTTCTGGAACGAGCAGGGCCTCACGGTGCTGGAACCGGAAGTGCAGCTCGTCAGCGAGGCGCACTTGTTTGGCGGCACGATCGACGCGCCGTCCGTAGACAAGGAAGGCCGCATCGTGTTGCTCGACTGGAAGACGTCGAGCGGCATCTACCTGTCGCAAAAGCTGCAGCTCGCAGCCTATGAGCGCTTATGGAATGAGAACCGGCCGGAGCAGCGCGTTCAGCGCCGCGCGGTCGTTCGCATCGGCAAGGAGAAGGCAAACGATCACAGCATCGAGTGGATGTTCTCTTCGGACAACGAGTGGGAGCTGTTCGAGGCACGCCTCAACCTGCACTACGCAAGCCTGCGCTACAAGAAAGCCGCCTGATGAAAACAGCAAAGGAGACACTCGACGCTGCCTCGTCCGCCGTTTGCGGAGCGCGCAACGAAGACTACGGCCCGCCCGACGATGACTTCGCAACGCAGGCCGCGATGATTAGCGCATACCTGACGCGCAGCAATGGCTACGCCGTGCAAGTAACGGCCGGTGATATCGCTGCGCTGATGATCTGCGTGAAAATCGCGCGCCAAGCTCACCGCCCCAAAGCGGACAACTGGGTCGATATTGCTGGCTACGCTGCGTGCGGCGCCGAGTGCAACGCCAAAGCCTAATGCCCCGTAGAAAATACATAGCGATCATCCGCCGAAAGTTGGGCCGCGAGAAAGCTGACGGCATGACCCTCGGAGATGGTCGCGTGTATATCGACCCGCGGCAAAGCGGCGTGGATGAAATGGACACCATTGTCCATGAGCTGCTCCACGACGTCTTCCCTCACCTGAGCGAAGAAGCTGTCGCCGAAGCTGCCGGAGTTATATCGCGCAGTATGTGGAGGGACAAATGGAGGAGGGTCATGGAATGAGCGACGTCGTCCTTAAACCATTCCGCCTTACCACGCTGATGGAGGCGATCAAAATCGCCGAGCTGCGCTGGCTCGAAGCGCGGGTCATGAAGCTGAACGCGGCTACAACCTACGACTCGGACTACTGCGAGATCATGGCGCGCGACATCGGCGGCATTCTCGCCGAGATTGTTGTCGGCCGCAGGTTCGACAAAACCTATTTGCCTGCGACGAATAGCTTCCACAAGCGGGCCGACGTTGGCGACGACATCGAGGTCCGCAGCACGGTCCACCTTAACGGCGCCCTGATCGTGCGCGACAACGACGATCCGGCGAGGCGCTATGTGCTGGTGGTGTGCGACCCGATGAAGGGATTCATGATCCGCGGTTGGGCATACGGCCACGAGGCAATGCAGCCACAGTGGCGGAAAACAGGCCAAGGGCGACCGTCTTGGTGGTATTGCGGCCCGCTGCGTCCGTTCGATGGGATGACAATCGAGCGACCGGAGGCCATCGAAGCAGCGTTGGGAGCCATCAACCAATGACTAGCGCAATCCTCATAGCCTTGGTCGGCCTCGCTTACCTCGCTGTGGCCATCGATCAATTCTGCATACAGCACAACTTTTGGGCCGGTGTGGTCTGGTTTGGCTACAGCGTTAGCCAGATCGGTCTTTGGCACATGACCATCCGGCCATGATTCATGAGTAAATACGACATTATGACACCGGAAATCGCCGAAATCGACAAAACCATTGCCCTGCTCAAAACGCAGCGCACCAAACTTGTCGCCGCGGCAGCAAAGAAGAAGGCGGATGCTTTGTGCGCGGAGATGCGCAAGCGCAAGCAAGCCAAATGAATTTTCTGATGGCAAAAGCGGGTTCGTGCAGGCGCGCATGGTGGTGCGCGCCTCGGAGCAAGCCGGTATGCCCAGCCCCACAGAGCACGACTAGTGGGGCGCCATCAAACTTTAGAGCGTCAGGGAATGCGGCGGACGTTGTGGTCTGGTCATTTCATACCCCTGCCTTCGTAACCGCATAAAACGGAGGCCGCTCTACTTTTTCTCATGATTAGCTGGTCACCATACCCCATGCGCGCCGAAGTCTCCGGTGTCGGCACCGCGTGGCTGCTCTACGTTCAGCCGCAGGGCGGCATGGCGAACGACATTTGGACTTTTGTGCCGGAGTCCACCGGCCAACCGCTGCACGTCCGCAGCGACCAGTTTCATTTTTCCGAGAATCCGACTTTAGACATCGTGACCAACGGACAATGAGCGTCCAAGTTCTCACAGGCGATTGCCGCGAAACGCTAAAGACACTGCCGGATGGCAGCGTGCATTGCTGCGTAACTTCGCCTCCATACTTCGGTCTGCGCGACTACGGACACGACGGACAAATTGGCCTTGAGCAAACGCCGACAGAATTTGTCGAGCAACTTGTCTCTGTGTTCCGCGAAGTGAAGCGAGTCCTGCGAGACGACGGAACGCTTTGGCTGAATCTTGGGGATAGCTACGCGAATGACACGTTCGGGCGCGGTGGAGATTCTAAAAAACAGATCAGCAATCGAGGGACAGAACATACGCTGACTGAAGCCCAACGGTATCGCGGGATTCCGAGCGGGTGCAAACGCAAAGACCTTATCGGCATCCCGTGGCGAGTAGCTTTTGCTCTACAAGCTGATGGTTGGTATCTGCGTCAAGACATCATCTGGCACAAACCAAACCCGATGCCAGAGAGCGTGACCGACCGATGCACGAAAGCGCACGAATACATTTTTCTGTTATCCAAGTCGCCAAAATATTTTTTTGACGCGGACGCAATTAAGGAGCATGCGACAAGCGGACTCGCTGGCACGGTCAGAAAAGACCAGCCACGAAAAATGAACGCCACGCCTCTTTACCAGAGCAATCGGGGCGGTCGAACACAAGAACCCATGAAACAGGGGGCAATGGGTATCGCAGAAGACGGGATGCGGAACCGCCGATCCGTCTGGAACATCAACACAAAGCCCTATCGCGGGGCGCACTTTGCCACATTCCCGCCAGACCTTATTCGTCCCTGCATTGTGGCGGGATGTCCTGCGAGCGGAACGGTTCTCGATCCATTTGGTGGCAGCGGAACGACCGGACAGGTCGCCATGGAGGAAGGGCGCAACGCCATCTTGTGTGAGCTGAATCCAGAATACGTCAACCTGATTGACCAGCGCCTTGGCGAAGTGACTCCAAGCCTTTGGTCTTCCGTCAGCGAGGCAGAGAGCGAGCCGCTTCTTTTTGCCGCGCAGTAGTGAAGCAAAAGCACACCGACATGAAGCGCAGACATTTTTATTTAGACATAGCAACTTTGGGCGCTGACACGGCTTAACAAATCGGTTCTGGGAGGGGCCGAGCGCTAACCAGTCAGCGCCCATTACATTTTAGAGGGGAGAGCGCAGCGGAGTCTGCACAGAGGGAGTGAACGAACAGAAACAACGGTTTCAGCCGACCGAGCACCCTGTGATGAAGATCGACGCCGATCTTCTGAGCAAATTGGGGCCGGAGGAAGGCTGGCAGTATCTCAAAACGAGGGAGGAGCTAATCGCGCGCGAGGCGAGCGATCCGTTCCGCTTTGGTTATGTGCCGCCGCTGTGGAAAAAGGCCAGCGAACTCCTCGATAAACACCGAGAGCTGCTCGTCATGGGCGGAAACAGGAGCGGAAAAACGGAGTGGGCGGCGAAGGAGGTTATTAAATTGATGCACAGCAAGGCCGGAGCCGTCGTCTGGTGCTTCGCCGAGACATCCGCGACCAGTATTGAGTCGCAGCAGCCGCGCCTGTGGAAGTTTATGCCCCCTGAGTGGCGCAATGCGCGCAAAAGTCAGGTCACAAACATCAGCTACACGGTCAAAAACGGATTCAGTGAGGCAAAATTCGTGGCACCCAACGGCAGTATCTGCTGTTTCAAAAATTACGCACAGGATTTGAGTGTCATAGAAGGCGCCGAGCTGGACATGGCATGGTGCGACGAGCTGGTCGGTCTGGATTTGCTTGAAACGCTTCGTTTTCGTCTCGTAGACCGCAATGGCAAGCTCGCGGTCACGTTCACGCCGGTCCAAGGCTACAGTCCGACCGTCGCGTCCTACTTGAACGGCGCAAAAACAGTCGAGGACGCCGACGCCGAGTTGCTGCCGAAGCGCGCAGAGAAGGACGGCGAGCAAATCGTTACCGGATACGAGAAAGTCCCGATCCTGCAGATGAGCACGCGCAACCGGCCGGTGCTCTACTTCCACACGCGCGCCAATCCATGGGCCGGATGGTCTCGCATGCGCAAGGAGCTGCAGAATGAGACCCGCGAGCGGATACTTTGTCGCGCCTATGGCGTGCCCACCAAGGCCATCTCCGGCCGCTTCCCACTATTCAACGAGAAGGTTCACGTCATCAGGCACAGCGACGTGCCGGAGGGCACGCGGTATCACTGGGTCGATCCGGCCAGCGGCAGAAACTGGTTTCAGCTCTGGTCCGTCCACGACTCGGCCGGTCGCTGCATAATTTACCGTGAATGGCCAAGCATGGACGACTACATCCCATCAATTGGCTACGCAGGCGAGTGGGCGCTACCGGACGGCAAGAAGATGGACGGAAAGGCGGGACCGGCGCAGAGCGATTTCGGCTTCGGCTTGGAGCGATACGTCGAGGAGATCAAGCGCGTCGAGAACGGCGAGAAGATCTTCGAGAGATACATGGACAGTCGCTTTGGCAACGCGCCGACGCTCGCGCGCGAGATGCCGAC